GTTCCTATGACTCCAGCTTCTAAAGCAATCGGCTCAATATAAACACAATCTTCGACATCTAAAGCATTGATCCATTTAACTCCAATTACTTTATATCCCAAATTAGAACCAACATATTCAGTTTTCAGATACGCTTTAAAGTTTCCTATTGTTCCGTCATAATCCAAAACAAGTTCTGGATCTTCTTTACTTACATAGAAAGCCTTTGTAGGATCGTCCCACCAGACAACATTTACCAATCCCCCTGATTTGAAACCAGTAGATTGTGTTTCGTAATTTATTCTAAATGGATCTGAAACAGAATATTGGGAAACAATATCGCCATAAACCTCAAATACTGTCACGCTTGATTCAGTTTCATTGCAAGGAGTACATCCTGCGGTTCCTGAATAATTGAAGAAGCCTCCGCAAACCCCCAGTAAAGAACCTTTAAATATAGGATGCAGATCTAAAAGAGTTCCAAATATTTCACATGTTATTTTATTTGGAACTGTGAAAGCTTGTACTATGTCGCCCTTATCTAAACAAACACCATTAATATCAATCGCTCTTTTGGCGTATAGGCAGCATGTACCAGTGCTTAATCCGGTAGCTCCTCCACCTCCAGTGGATCCGGTTGGACTTGCTGAATCGGCTGTAGGGCCTTTAAATTGAATCATAGTATCGATGCCACGAATACGAACATAATCCGTTAAGTAATTGTTCAATTGATCTTTTGCTATCAAAATCCACTGATATCCATCTGGATATTCTAGAACAACTCCGGCAGAGCCTGATGGCTTATATCTGGATTTTTCAGAATCAAAAGAACTTTGCTTATTATTTGATCCATCCTTTAGGCAAAGATATAATCCGGCATCTGTACTATTAAAACAAATACTGTTTGTTATATCAACAGCAGGATTATAGGGAATATAAGATTTAGATTCCCAATCTTTTCTTTCAATTACAGCAGTTATTGAATTGGGTAATACTCTTTTTCCAAAAATTGCATTATTTGCAGCAACTTTTGATAATTTATTTGTATATTTTTCATATCCAGCTTTACCTACACCAAAGCCAAGATAATAGTCTTCCTTAAACGCAGATTTTATGAATTCTTCTGCACTTGAAGAGTAGAGTTTTTCAGATTTATTTGCGTTTGTCATACTGTTATTTATGATTAAGTTCCAGATATAGTAACTGCCAATGGATTTTTCTTACTTACATAAGAAAGCATTGAAACGAATGTCTGTGGAGATTCTTCTAGATTCATGTAAAAACCAACTGGCTTTAACATAGAAATAAAATCGTCCTGATATTTTTCATCTATAGATGCTTCTATTTTGATAGAAAATTCTTGGTAATCAGTACCATCAGTAATTACCTTATCATTCATTTCAGATGCATTTAAAACAAAAGTATCGTCTATGCCTTTTGATAGTTGATATTCTATATCAGCAAAAAGTGTAGCTAAAAAGTAATCATAAGAAGATTCTGTTCCTTTATTTGCAACAAATCTACTCTTATTTGAAATTAAAAACTCTCTTAGTTCTTGTTCTTTCGTTTCTATGAAATCGTCAAAATCAAAATCAGAAAACATTGACGAATACATGGCTCTAAGACCATCTTGATTGCAGAAAAATGCACTCTGAATGTGTTCATAATTTGGATATAAATTAAGACCATTTGTTGAAAAATAAAAGTTATAAAATTCTTGAATTAGGTCTATAATTTTAACATCAGTATTCGTTTTTGCCTGATCTTGTATCCACTGAGGAAATTGGTTTTCTATGTAATATCTAAAGTTTAGATCACCTCGTATCAATTTATTAAAATTATATAAATTTTTTAATTGATTTATAGCATATTCAGCTCCAACACTCATGTTCATTCCTGTTGGGCCAATAGACTGAGATGAAGTTGGATTGAAAAATAAAATCATGTTACTGATATACTTGAAATTTCATACTTCACTGCCATATTTTTCGTGGGAGTAATCTGATCAGTGTTTGGAGTAATAGTTATTATAAAATCATCAGCAATATCAACAGAATCGTAAAATAGTATAAAGCCCGTTGTAGGATTGTAGATACCTACTTTAGATTTAACTACCGTTCCATTTGATAAAGTGGCATCAATATATTTAAAACCGCTCAGTTCAGGAACTGCTGTGGAAGTAGAAACAAATTTAACTGAACTACTAGAAAGATTTGAGCTTACCAAATCTGTGGTTATACTCTCTATTGGATTATAGAAATATAATGTCTTACTTTCATTAATATTTATAGTTTTTTTGAACAAAATTGAAATATTAGAATCTTTTACTATCAATCCTGGATCTGTCTCAGTAGCCAGAAGAATTAAATTAGATTTGGATATAGAATTGTTAAATTGATTTGTTCCGTATGCGGTTTGAATTGCGCTTTCGTAATCATTTCTTAACTGACCAGATGTTTTAGTTGTTCGCAACGGATCTCTTGTGCATGATAAAGTTAAGTATCCTGTATAATTTTCACTTTCTAGATATTCTATATTTAAGCCGAAGATAGCTTTACTTTGTAAGATAGTCGTCAATGCTTTTATTTGATCAGAATCAACACCAAGATCTATTACAGAATAATATATTTTTCCATAATTATTATTATGATTTTGACCATCAAATACAGCAACTTTGTTTTCTACATTTGTATAACTTGGTAGATATCCAGATGAAGTTATAGCAACTTCATAATCTGATTTAGTTATTAAACCTTTATAAGAATGATATCTAGACCCTATGTATTTTAAATAATTTAAATCTGGACTATCGTATCCACCAGAAGCAACATTGGATGTTATTGAAACTGTTGGTAGTGATTTAGTATTATTTGATGTTAAAGTTGATAATATTGCTCCATTCCCAGCAGCTCCAGAAGAAACAACATAAGACAACAAAACAGTATCTGATTCTATTATACTTTTACCAATTGCATTTATATTTTCTGTTTGTAGATCCTTACCAAATTTTACATAGTAATATTTACCCTTTTTTACGACAAAAAATACTTGAGAATTTTCATTGGTATCTTTTGTTGGATCATTAGTAAAATTATCCCAATAAACAGAATTAACAGAAACCCTTACGGTTCTAACATCAACATTAGGATTTTCTATTTTATATTCTTGTGTGTCTAGATTTACATTTATTCTTAACTCTTTGATAAGTTGAGTTCCGCCATAAAAAGGCAAGGAAGTAGTAGCATCAAGAGTTACTAATTCATCAACATAATAAAAGTTATTATTTGAGTTTGAAGTACCCAATCCCCTACAAACGGCAAATCTATCAACTTGAGCTAATCCAGAAGTGGTTTTTGTAAACTGTACAAGAGCAATAGCAGAATTTTTATTATTTATAGTAAATCCTGTAGCTTCAAGTAATTTAGAAACAGAATCTGTTCTTTGTGCAGTTGATATAAAGGATTCTTTGTTTACGAGATGTAGATAATGTAACCAAATAAGTGTATTGTAGCTGAAAAGATCCACAAGCATTTTAATAGCTGTGCCATCACTTTCAAGGTCATATTGTTTTCCTATGTCTGTATTTTTTAAATATGTCAATAAATTTGCTTTTAACGCATCTTTATCAAGATCTACAAGATTTATTTGATGATTCATAAAATTATTTATCTATAGTAAATTTAAAGGTAGAGTTTTTTAAATTTTTTACTACGTTATCAAATATAGAATACGAAACATCAAATGTAATAGTATTTGAGCCAAAAGTAGGATTTAAAGTTATATCATCAATTTCTTTAATAATATTTTTAACTCTATCGTAAAGAAAGGTTAAAGTCATTATTTTTGTTCCATACATATCAGTAAATTTATAGTCATCTAGGCTAAAAGAGATAGAGATATCGGACAATCTCAAATCGCCAGATTTTTGATTCAAAATATTTTTTATTTTTTGATTAATTAAAGAAGTTTTTGATACTTTGGCTATATCTCCTCTAGCATCAATATATCCTAGAATGTTTATATCTTTTAAGTAATTCATACCTCAATATTTATTAATGCATTAATATTAACCTCTTGGGTATTTGTAAATGGAGCATTTTCGTCATTATAGGCTCTTACTAGAGTAAGAGTAGTTTCCATGTGCCTATCTTTAAATATTTTATGACTCATATTCTGAATGATCCAAAAACCTTGCATCTTTCCTTCTTTTATACCATTAACATCTGGTGGATCATTAATTAAAACTTTATATCCTGGTTTTAAATTAAAAGTACCATCTATTGTAACTTGTATTTTAGTAGAATTTAAAATTGATAAAAATGCTCTTCTAACTAATGGAGTTTCTAAAGGAGTATTCCAAAAAGAAGCACTTTTAATTGTTGCAGTTAAAAGTTTTGGAAAATCTTTTCCAATCGATGGACAGTTGCAACTAAAAGGAAAATTTGGATCTGCATAAAAGCATCCAAAGAAAGATTTTCCCAAATAATATTCAATTAAATCGCACGCCTTTGCAGCAGAAAAAGCAAAATCTAAACTGCAACCAGGCTCTGGTATTTCAACATAATCTGGAGGTCCACTACCCGATGTTGTTATTTTTTTAGATGGTCTTAATTTGGCGACCAGCTCTTTAATTTCTTGGTTTTGTGTATATCCAGGAAAAAATTTTTCTAAACATTCTGTTGTTGTTCTTGGAGGAGAACCATATATTGCATATGGATTAGCGCAGATATAATCCTTTGCTTCCATGTGGTCTTCGTCTACTTCTATAGTTTTAACAGGAGTTGTTGCTATAGTTTTGTTTATAAAAACATTATTACCAAATGAAGCTGTATTATTAGTTTGCATAAATTATGCCCCGTCGCATTCTGTGCATTGTCCTTCAATAGAGTTTTGAACATCAAAAACATATATTAGAGGCATTGCCTTTAAATCATTATCTGATAAACTAATACCACTAATATCTTTAGTTGGTATTTGATACATTTTTACAATTTGACCATGTAATTGATGTATACACGGATCATCTTCTGATGGCATATATCCAACAGGAATTATTTTATTTCCTAATGGAAATTCATCTATTTCCATATTTACTCCTGGTCCAGCATATTTTCTCTTTAATCCTGCTTCATTTAATTCAAAATTTGTAAATTCGTTTATATTTAATGCGGGAAAGTATGGGGAAACAGGAATTTTTACAAAAGTAGTTCCGGTAGGAGCTGGATAAAATCCAGTAAAACCAAAGGTTTGTCCGGTAAATCCTCCAGAACGAGAACCGTTTGGTATTAATATTTCAAAAAATGGATGAGAATATCCAAAAGTAATTCCAGTAATACCGGCCATTCCAGATATTCCAACAGGAATTCCAAATGTACATCCAGCACTTACAGAACCACCGAACTTTGGATACAATTGTACCGTTTGCGTTGTTCCCGATAATCCCTCATATGCTTTAGGAATAAATTCTATTTCTTTCCACGCATATTTAAACGCTTTTGATTTTTCTGGAATTGGATCTATTACTACAGTTCCAGAATTTTCTTCAACTCCAGTAGCACCAACAATCAAAGCATAAAAAGAATCATTGGAATTATTCATACAACATACAACATATTTAAACATATTCCATCTTTCTTTTAATTCTCTAAGCTGGAAATAATATTTTGATCTAGAATTTTTGAGAGGATTTTCCTGGCCATCTTTTTCTTCTGTATCTATCATACCATTAATCCAAGGGTTAATTAACCCTTGACCTTTAGGAAAATTATTGATTCCTTGAAATCCACTAGACAATATACTAGTAATATCAATTATTTTTTGAACAAAGTTTACTTGTTCGAAACATATTCCTGGAGGTCCATCAGGAACATCTACCGTATATGATATTCCTATAATTGGGTTCATTTCTTCTATATCAAACATATTTTGCCATTTTATTTTGGAGAATCTATCATTAGATTTGTATAAATCATAAAATCCTATCTCTTTATTACGAGAAGAATTTTTAAATCCGCCATAAAACGTATAAGATGGTTCATCGCTTTTGTTATAAAATCCTTCGTCAAAAAATCCCCACTTTTTATCGTCTTGGTATTTTTTTATATCAAAATTTGAAGATTGAAATTGAGAATATGAAGTTGGATTAAAATTATCCACTTTAATTGTATTTGCCCATGTTTCGCTTATGACATCGCCAGTTTCTCCAAAATTTGCAGAGGTTAAATTAAATAACTGTCCTCCTCCCCGTAATGTCATTCCTAATTGGTATACTACAGGAAAAATAGTAACTCCAGAAATAAAATCAGATAATCCAAAATAAGGATTTTCTAGATTTGGTTCTACCCTATCGTAATAGGAACAAAACGCTCCGTTATTTTCCAGTTCCATTAAAGAAAAATTGCAAATAGGAGTTATAGAATTTATTTTAAATCCCGCAATATCATTATCTATAGCATCTATATTACCAGTATTTAATATTGCATATCCAGCACTAGCACCAACCATAGTATCATAACTAATAAAATTAAATTCTGAATCAATATTAAACCAGCAAAAAAAATCTGGAACTAGATTTGTTGTGTTTACGGCATTTGATGCTATGTAATTAAATGTAGTTAAAAAATCGCTCTTATTTACTCTGGATCCACTCGGAAATACTTCAGGACATTCTACATTATAATAATAATTATATGTTGGATCTATATAACCAGTATAATTAGTATTAGTGAGGTTTGCAAGATTGTTTAACGCAGTAGAGACAAACTCATCTATTTTTTGAATGGATTGGTGAGGAAAATAATCAAAATTTCTTCTTGAATTGTAAAAATATAATTCATGAATAAATTTTAAAGTTATTAACTTAGTAGAGTTTCTGTCAGCATAATCAGTGGCATGAGTAGCTTGATAAATTATAAAATTAAAAGTTTTTGTTGTTGGGTTGCCAGTTACCGGATCTAAAACATCTACTTCTATCGTTAGTGGATCTCTACCACTAAAATTAAAATGCGATAATATATCTCCAGTATCGCGTACAATCAAAGTTCCAGATGGAATAATTTGGTCTATACCCTGATCAATTATTAACTGTTCAAAAAATCCACTAGAATTTTCGTTTTCTATAACATTCCAAAAAATATCTGGATTTCTTCCGTGAACGATTGTTATATTTCTAAGACTTAATAGATTAGCTACTGCCATTTATAATATTCCTAACAGGTTTTATATCTGATTTTGTTGGAATATTGATTATGTTTTTTGTTCCAATAAAATCACTCAATTCACTCACTGTTATATATCCTCCTGTAGGCGTTCCAGAAGTGAATCCAGCTATATTAAAATCTTTAATAGAAATACCATTTTCGTTGACAAATGATGTTGGAGAATTTGAAAAATTTTCTAAAAATACATTATTCAATACAAATCCAGTTAATAAAGGATTTGTTATCGGATTCCATTGGTTGCCTGTTTTTCTAATAATTCTGTAACCACTAGGCGCAGTCATTCCTTTATTCAAAACTTTAAGTTTATTTAATTCGTAGTCAACATCTGCAATATATGCAAAATTATCAGTAGTATCAAATCCAGCCTCATATGAAGGAGAATATCTAACAACTAAATCTCCAGCTTCAACAAATGCTGCTGTCTGTCCTCCAGTTGCTGTAAAGTTTGCAGATGGAGACATTAAAGCTTTAAATTCATTATATTCAGTTTCTATTTGCTCGGTTGATGGGGGCAATTCTAGAAAAGGATTTACTATATTACTCGTATAAAAAGGAATATAATATAAAGAAGAAGAATCAAAAGTTTTTAACGAAAAAGTATCTAATAGTAGATCAGTATCTAAAGTTTGAGAATAAAAACTATTTTCCATATCGGAAAAATCAATATCTATATTAAAATCTAAAATAGTTCTTTCAATTCCGTCAAAATTGTATAGTATTTTTTTGTAAGAATTAAACATTTAAATGCCTTAATTTAAATATTCTGATTTACTTTCAACGAATCCAGTAGTTGGATTTATAGCACCAGTTTCAAATTCTTTGAATATTACAGAAATAGCGGTAGCAAATGGTTGTCCATTTGTGAAATACGTTGGTCTATTTGAATCTAATGGAACTTTATTGACAGAGGTTGAAAGTAAAACGCACGGCATTGGACTTCCTAACCAGTCTCTAGTCAAAGATTTGTTATAGCCGCCTGCATTTCCAATATAAATGTTCCACAGTGGTGGGGGATATATTCTTTCTGGCAAATCAGAATAAACGGGATATGATGCCTCTCGGAATGCATTTGCTATTTTTGAAATAACTGTAGCTTCAGCAGAATTTTTAGGAATTAATAACCATCCAAATTCAAATTCCCTTCTAGCTTCAGATTTAAGAGATAGTTCCGTGATGTTGGAATACATTTGCTGTGAAGTGGTAGAACTTATGTTACTCACATAAGTAAGCATTGGATCTATAAATAATCTTTTAAGTAATGCCGCCTCGCCTCCACTGTTAACAGCTGATGCCGCAGTTAATAGTGGACCTACTGGATTTGCTTCTTCTGAAAATGCATGTTGAGTTTGGGTCACTAAATTGCCCGGAATAGGCATAGTAATATTTAAAAAGGCACTACTGCCTATACCACTACTTGTTCTTCTATCAGAAAGAACGCTATATGGAGCAGCTTGAAATCCCACGACATAGCCCTGTTCTAAATTATATTCTGAGCCTATGAGGGGATATTGTAATAAAATTTGTGGAATTGGCATTTTTAAATCCATTATATATATTCTGTGCCGTATAAAACAAAATTTTTACCAGAGCACACTGAAAAATATGTCGGAAATTCGTCAAAAATTTTATGTAAATCCTTATGGGAAAGAAAATTGTGCAAGTATTTTGACGATAACGACTCAGTTGTAAATTGGTGTTATGAGTGTTTAAAAATTCCTTATCTATCTCCGATTGATGGAAAAGTTCATATGTATTTTCCAGATTTTGTTGTAAAATTAAAAAATAAATTGGGAGAAGAAAAGACGCTTATTGTTGAAGTAAAACCATATAAACAAACAATGCTTCCAAAAAATAAAAAATCAAAATCTTATAATGATGATACTGCTAGATATTTAATAAATGAATCTAAATGGAAAGCAGCAAAAAAGTTATGCATTGAAAATAAGTGGGAGTTCAAACTTCTAACAGAAAAAAATATATTCAAATGACACCGCAGGACATAATAAATTTAATTAGTTCAAAAAATGGAATTCAGAGAAAAAATAAATTTTCTGTTACGTTTTATGCTAATTGTTCACTCTTTAATATAGACCAAGGAAGTAGAATTCTTCCTGCCATATACATGAATTTTGGACAAAAGGGTATGGAATTAACACCAGACAGACTTACTGGCCCAGGTCTTGGAAGAAATATCCCAACAAATGTTACATATGAAAGTAGTTCGGGATTGCTCATAAGATTTCCTATAGAACAAGATTGGTACAATTATAAGTTGATACAAAATTGGTTAAATGCTCTTAGTGGCACTGGAATGGTTACAACAGCTCAATATTATGATTCTTGTGCTAAAACGGGAAAAGTTTTTATTACCGCAGAAACATATAACGGGAGTCCAGCATGTACATTTGAATTTTTTGAAGCATTTCCTGTAAATATTTTACCATTAGAATTTAATTCTGAACCGGATGCAGGAAATGCAACTTTTGATGTAATTTTTAATTTTAGAAGATATACAATAACAACAAATTAATATTATGAATTTCAATAGAAAATATCCATCCTATTCTTGTCTTTTACCAAGCAAAAATAAAGAAGTTAATTTCAGACCATTTTTAATATCTGATGAGAAAACACTTCTTATAATTAAAGAAGAAAAAAATACAAAAATAATATTTAAATCTATTTTAAATTTAATAAAGGATTGTTTTTTTGATATTGATATAGATCAACTGACAATTCAGGATATGGAATATTTGTTTTGTAATTTGAGAGCAAAGTCTGTTGGGGAACAAGTCAAAGTTAATTTTGTTTGTCCGACAACAAAGGAAAAAACAAATGGTATTGTAAATCTAGAAAAATTGAAAATTGTTCCTGGACAAAAAGAAAAAATTTTAAATCTTGATGAAACAACTAAAATAATTTTTAAAGAACCAAAAGTTAGTAAAATAATTTCTCTTAGTGGAGAGTTTGATACTAAACATTTTTTAAAGGCTTCAATAACTAAAGTTTATATGGAAGATAATGTTATTGATTCGGATGAAATATCTGATAAAGATATTGATGAAATTCTTTCAAAATTGACTTTGAAAGAATATGAAAATGTAAAATCATTTATTGATAATTTACCAAAAGTAACTTCTTTAATAAATTATTACACAAAAGATGGTGTTGAGAAAAAATTAAAATTGGAGGGAATTCTTAATTTTTTTACACATGCCTGACTTATATGAATATTATATCTTTTTATAAGATAAATCATTTTTTGAGCGCAGGCGCAAACATCTCAATATCTGAAATAGAATCTTTAATGCCGTGGGAAAGAGAAATTTATTTACTACAGCATAAAATGTGGTTAGAAGAACAAGAAAAGAAATCAAATGAAAAACGAAAATCCACAAATAAACTTTACTAACTTTGATTTTTTTAACATGGATTCTCTCGTACCTCCTCCAGCACCAATATTAAAGGAGGAAAAATCTGATTTTGTGGAAGAAACTGATATTTCTATAGAAGAAGAACAAACAGATATAGTTTCAGAAAAAGAAACTATACAAATTCCTGAAACTGTAGTTGACAATACCGATAGTGGTATTACTGATATAAAAGAAGAAACTATAGATCTTGATATACAGTTAGAAGAATCTGTTGTGGAAGAAAATACCACTGCTGATATCTTACCAAATGTCCAAGAGGATTCTGATGAACCAGTAACTACAGCAGATATATTACCAGATGCCCAAGAGGACGAGCAAGAACCAATAGCTGTTTCTGATATCTTACCAAATGTCCAAGAGGATTCTGATGAACCAGTAACTACAGCAGATATATTACCAGATGCCCAAGAAGATGAACAAGAACCAGTAACTACTGCTGATATCTTACCAAATGTCCAAGAGGATTCTGATGAACCAGTAACTACTGCTGATATCTTACCAAATGTCCAAGAGGATTCTGATGAACCAGTAACTACTGCTGATATCTTACCAAATGTCCAAGAGGATTCTGATGAACCAGTAACTAC